ATCTTTGACGCTTAAGACTGGATTTTGCAATGGCCCCCATATCAGTTATCCCCATACAATGGAAGCATCAGTTGCATCCCTGCTTCGATTGCATTGCCCTTCGCCGTATTGCATCGCCTGCAAAGCAATTGCACGTTAGACCATGCGTGTAGCCCGTTCTTTGACAACGGAACCATATGGTCAATGGTTGCTTCGTTGTCTAGGTTGTAGCCCTCCGGCTTGACGCATTTGACATTGCACTTAACGCAACGCCATTTGCTTTTCTTTGCCAACTCCGCAAGACCTATGTTTTCCCCAATGCCGTTAGCTCTCATTCGATGCTCTCTATTTCTCTTGGCATGCTTCTCCGAACACTTTCTAGAACAAAATGATCGCATGCTAGCCCTAGATGTAAACAAAGTCATCTTGCCGCATCGTTTGCATTCAACAACGCCTTTTTGCATTGCGTCAATCCTGGCCTGACGCCTTGCCTCTTGCTTTATTCTTTTGGCCTCTAGCCTTTCTTCCTTAGCTTTTAGCCTTTCTTGCTCTTGTGCCTTTAGTCTAACTTGCGTTCGCTCTCTCAACTTCCTGTTGTGTTCGTAATCATCGGTGGCGTAGTAAACGCTCTTCCAGCTGCATGCACACTCAAGGTCGCAGAATACCCTATTGCCTTTTAACGCCGACCGTTTCTGAGCATCGCCTAACACCTTGACCGAACCACAAAAGCAGCAAGCGTTGGAAACGCGAACAACCCTGTGCTTGTTTCTACTGGCCGCAAACTCCGGCGACAACTTAAACTGAAATGGATACTCAATAAACCTTGTGTGCTCTGGGCTTCGCTTGCTCATGCTTGACCTCTATCCATCGCCTCTGCGTAGTTCGCCTCGCTCCATCGCTTGCATGCCATGCCCTCGATCTCATTGCCCTCTAACTCTTCGTGATGCTCGCCACAAACGGCCAACCAATTGCCACGCTGCATCCTTTGTGTTGCATCCTTGCGAATGCTAATGATGTGGTGCATGTCCCTTGATGGCTTAGCGTGCATGGCACCGTGCAATTGTACGCATCGCTCGCATAACGGATGCTCTGCTCTATACCGTTCGCTTGCTCGTCGGTGATCGCTGCCGTGCCCTTCCGCCGTTGTGGAGCGCAAAAGCTGCTTTGACGCTCCACTAAAGCACTCGCAACGGTCTTCAACAATCTTTCCGCATCGGCATAGTCTAGGCATCCTTGCTCGCTGCCTCCTGCACGGTGAGTACCCCAAAGGCTATCACGCTGTTACCGCTGGTTATGTCTCGCATGCTCCAACGGTAGTTACCAAGGTTAGCCGTTACCGCTGTGGTTATCGTGACCGTAAAGGTCTGACTGCTTTTTGTGATCGCTGCGTTTTCGATGACTAGCACGTCATTGCCGTCGTTGTCCTCAACCACGAACCGAAGCGTCAACGAGGTTAAGGTAAAATCAGTAACCACACTGACTGATCTGGATTCGTCGCGGTAGAAGGTCAAGGTTGTGCCTGCTACACGCTCTGGCGTTGATGCTGAGACTGGGTAGACGTTGACGGTAGTTGAGCCACCGCCACCACCGCCAGCCGGTGCCATCGAAAGAGCAATCGTATCGAATCTGAATTGACCCGATCCATCGCTTTCAATCATCGAATCCAATCGCGTCAAGACTTGCAACGTACCTACTGCCGTTGCGATCTCTGTTGCTGCATCCGCCGCCAGTGCCCTTGCAGAAATCGCACCAGTGATAAACGCATCTTCCGGTATCGAATCAGGCTCAGCATCGTGCAGTACCGATGCAACGTGATGACTACCGGTGACCGCAACTTCGCGTTGCGTTGAGTTGCCTATTAGCACCTGCTTGCCGAAGGAGTTGTTGGGCCAAGTGTCGGTTGTAAGTTGCTCCCAAACCAAGATAGCAATTGACTCATCAAGAGCGTTAGCGGCTAAAGCCTGACCGCCTAACTCGTTGACGGTGCCAACATCAGTGACCGTTGGTATTGTCACCCCAGGCTGATTCGGCTGTAGCAACACCCGACCGCTTCCGTCAATGCTCATCGTTGCAAAATTGCTAGGCACCAGCCCACTTTGATATGCACCCACCGAAGAGTCCATTCTTCCGCCACTTAACGCTGCTGGCAACCTGCTTTGAATGTTTTGAGTGTCCGCTTCGATGTCTGCGAACTTCGATAGCCCGAACGCCGTTGCGTCTTGGTAGTCGACCGAATCCAACTCAATGTAGAGATTCACAGGCACCATGTTAGTAGCACCGCGAAACTGTATTACCGCTTCGACTCCGCCATCTAGTACCGCATCCGGTATGCCGACTTCATACCAACCCGGCATGTTGGTATTGTCAACCGCCACGAATCCGCCGCTGGTATACGTCCCAAGCGTAGCCGTTACCAAGGTGATCTGAATATCGTTCGCTAAATCGGATGCGTAGTAGTAAGCGACAAGCCCCGCCGAATTGAAGACAAGGTTTGCAAGCCCTGCTCCGGTCGTACTTGATGAGTCGGCAATAAAAATCAACCTACGCTTGCTTGCAGTACCTCGCTTGATTTTCACTGATCCGCTCCCCCTCTAATGTTTACTTGCCTCGCCGAACCGCTGCTAATGCCGTACAAATCCGACTCGATTAACGTCAGCATCAACGAGCGATAAAACGCCGAAGTTGCTTGCACCACGTTGGTCGATGCCCACGTTGCTGTTCGGTTGAGTTGATAGTATTGCTTTGCTTGCCAAGTCGAGCTATCTGTTGCCGATTGCAAGTCAGTCGTAGCACCCGGAGCAAGTAGAGTGTTCGACGTATTCGAGTTTAAGACGTACGCCAACAACGCCGCATTCGCCGCATCAGTTTTGACCGTGCCCGCCGTTTGTGCAGGATACGCGATAGTCGCACTCGTACCTGTTTGCGTGCTGATAAACTCAGGCACAACAATCGTATTCGCTCCACCACGCCATACCGTCGCAAATAGATGATCGGCATTTGTCCACGTTCCGCTAGTCTCTGCATTACTTTGAGCGTGCTTGTACGCAACTAACACCGCTCCACCTGCAACTCCAGCAGAGTACGAAGTTACCCAGCCGCTAGGCTTCGTTGGCACAGTAGCCGAGGCGTGATTCATCGAGTGGACGACGATCAAGTCGCCCGCCGCATGGCTTGGAATGCTGATCGAGTCCGATAACGCCGATCCGTTTCCCTGCAAGGCGATTGTCACAGAGTAGGCTCCGTTTCTGCGTTACCGTCCCATGCTTCCATTGCCGCACAGTAGGCATTGTATCGCGTCGATGCAATCACCTTCTTTTCACGCTTGATCGCTCCTAGTTGCATACCGCTCAAGACAGTTGCAACGAGGTCTTTTGAGGGGTTAAGCTTGTGCAGCTCAAGTAGACTCACAACCCGCTTGACATGCTTCGCCAACTTCGATGAATTAGGCACTAAACCAGCCGCCTCGAATAGATATAGGGCTTCTTGGATTTCCGGTCGCGTCAGCTGCAATCCGGGCTGACCACCTAGAGCATAAACCGCCCACTTCGAGCCGTTGTTCTCAAGTGCATTACGAAGGGCTTCGGTGCCACTGTTGCCCAGCACGTCCGCAACGCCGCCCCATGTATAGTTGTCGTTATCAAGGTACTGCCATGCGAGCTCGTTCAACTCCGCCCACACTTCATCGATTGCCTTAGTCTGCCAATCGTCTATCTGTTCAATCAGGTCGCTTAATCGCATTGCTTGCCCCTTTGTAGTTGCTGGTCTAGCGTTCGTTTATGCCCACTTTGCACCGGTCGGTTTGCGTCTTAATGTGGGCGATGTCCGTACGACAATCTCGCAACTCGTTGCTAATCCTTTCCATCGTTTCGCCAGTCTTCACAAGCGTCTTATTGGTAGCGTCCAAGTGTTGCGTAGTCGATTGAAGATGGGATATAGCAGCGTCCTTGAGGGGTATGACAACCGCCGCAAAGAATGCGTTTGACGCCGACCGAGCATAGAAGGCGATGCCGAAAACAATAGCCACCGCTAGCCCGTTGTTAAACAACCATTTCGCTGTTTCTTCAGTCATTTTACCAACTCCGCGTTGAGTCTATCAAGGGTCATATAGCCGCTGATCTCTACCGTCTTATCGCCATCCGTAACGATGAAGTGAGGCACCCTAGGTACATCATCAGGATCGCCATACGCGAAAGTATAACCGGATTGCTCGAATTTGCATTGTTCGCATCGCTTCCATCGTTGGCAAGGCTCGCACCAATCCGCTGAGAAGATGACGATTTCACGTTTGATCGCTTTCGGTTTGTCGCTTGGGCTTGGGGCAGGATCGGCAACAACCTCAGGCTCAATCAGCGTCTTTGTGGCTTGCTCAAGTTGGCTAATCAACTCACTCGAAGTCGGTGCAATGTCGCATTGCGTAGGATCGACTACCGGCGGGCTCTGTGACCAAAACAACAACGCAAAAAACAATAGCACCATAACCAAACCTCCTTGCTTGCTCATCCCAATGGCCTCGATGTTAGCCACGCTACACTACGCGGCCCTGGTAGGCTCAAGTCGCTAATTCCGACGATTGACGTGTATTGATGCTTGCAAAGTGCATCGATGACCGATGGGGCAATTTCCGTCCAGGAATCGTTATGGCTATTGAGACGCCAAATGTAATTACGTCCCTTGCTGTCTTTGCGTTTGGAGTAGCCTAGCCACGCCGTAGCGTGACCGTCACCACCGCGAAGACTGATCGATTCAATAACGCCGCTGGAAGCGTAAAAACTATCATTCCATGTAGTTCCGGTATGCACCGCACCCGAACCGCTCGCAAGGTACTTGAAGATATCCTCGTAAGACTCTAACCACGTATGCGACCTAATGCGATATGGCGACGCCTCAAGCCGCATCTGATCGGTAATAAGGCTCCGTGCGTTGTTTGGGTATGGAGTGCGATATGGCAACGCTGATTCGAGTAGATACCCAATCTCTTTTGCAACCCTCAATCCGCCGCTAATCGTCGATCCTTGATCGCGTCCAAGTAGTCCATCGATCCGCTGCGACTCAAGGTAGGCGAACAACTGCGAGAACTGCCTTTTCTCGCTTACCGCTCCGTGCCCAAGTGCAAGCAGATACTCGCCGCAATTAGTCAGCGAAAAACCTTGGCAGGACGACATGTTTAACTGCTTATCGTGCCTCATCAGTTTTCGCGGGTCGATCTCATCAGGGGCTGCGAAGTCTTTTAGTGCAAACGGCATGGATACCGAGTTGCTTTGCAGTTCGTCGCGTCGCTCTAGAGCCGGATCGTAGCCGGTAAAAAATTCGCTCATTCGCTAGCCTTATCCTTCCTATGTCTTCGCATGGCTGATTTTACACTCCAGACATAAAGCCGCTCGGCAATTATAGACAGTAGCAACCAAAGGAAAATGTAGACCAGTGAAAGCCAGCCAATAAACAGCAACGCCGCAAAAGCATCGAGGACACAATCACAGAGTTTGCAGCATCCGTAATGCATTACCACGCCCCCGCTATGTCACGATTCAACTTCGCAATCTCAGCCTCTTTGCCCTCAAAGCTAGCCGGTAGTTTCAGTTCATCGATTGCGTTGTAGACCTTATCCAATGCTTCCCGTTGCTTCGCTCCAGCATTCGCCGCGATAAACTGCGTCCATTGCTCTTGGTTCACAATCTCCCGCTTTTCGATCTTGCTTGCCGCCTCAAGGAATGCCGCCCGGTACGCCGCTCGAATGTTGGGCAAGGTTGATGCTACAACGCCCTTAATGTCGGCGGGCTTCGGATCTACGTTAGCCGGTCGCTGGAATGCAAAAAAATAGATTGCACCCGCTGCAATGACCCACGGCAACCAGTTTTGTTCCGGCTTACTCATCGTCGTTGCTTTCTGCCTCGATTTCCGCCTCTGCGTAGAGTTGAGCTGCCGAGGGAGCGTTGGAGTATTGGGCTTGAGGGATCGCGGATAAAAAGCCGTTTTCCTTCGCCCAGAAGTAGAGGCGAATCGCCATCTGAACCAGCATGATAACCGTCACCGGATCCAGTTCGTAGACGGTCTTAGCATGCTGTCGGTACGCCCTACGGAACGCTTGACGGTCGCCGCCAGTCTCGTTGTAGATTCGTATCGCGTCATCTGGGCGCCATGCCGTTTCGCATCTTTTAAAAAGACTCACTTTGCCACCTCCGGTTCGATTGGCTTTACCTCAGGCGGTCGCACCGAGTAGCCGAGAATAACACTACAGGCCAAGTAGACCGCCAACGTGATTTCATTCGCGGCAATGGGTATCTTGTCTTTGAGAAGAGTTACCGCGATAGATGCCAATGCTGCGATGACTCGTGGGTCTTTGAGTGCGTTCGCTAACTTGCCAATCGGATTGATGGAGTCGCCCATAATGAGCGTGCCGATTGACGTTGCAATCAACTCAAGTTGCTCTTGCGTGATAGGCAACCGATCCTTAAAAAGCATAGCGGCTATCGATACTGCGAACGCGACAAACCGCTTTGAACTCGTAATGGCCTGCATACAACCCTCCCTTGGTTCCCTGCATTGTAGCAAGTGCCAAGGGGATTGCAAACTTCGGCTAGATGATAGATCTTTTACGCAAATCCTCAATCCAGTACTCCCCGTCTTTTGCCGGAGTCTCCGCCGCGTAAACCGCAACCGCTAACGCCGCCCAGTAGTGACTACTAACGCCAAACAATGGCCCCGGTGCTTTCTTCGTGCCTACGGCGCCGAAGCGGTCAATCAACGCTTTGCGAATGTTTGCATCCTTCGCCCTCATCGAGTTGCAAAGGTGCATTTTCACTGACTTCCTCGGTACTAGCCTAACCTCAGTGCCAATCGTGCCCGCTAGCCATCCGATACCGGCCACCGTGCGAAACACTTCTTGTCCGACCGCCATGCCGTACGACTCGATCCACTCGCATGCAACTGTCTTGACCTTGCAAACCATGTCGAGTTTTTCAAACTTCGTGAAGTGGATAAAACTGCTAAACGTGCCTAACTCAACGACTCGTTTTTCGTCCGCATCCCACCAAACGAACGCATGTTCCTTCGGCCCTGGGTCGATGCCTAAGACTATGTTTTTACTCACTGGTCACCTCCTCTGAAACTCCCTCGACCATATCTGGATGAAAGTACCGATCCTCCATAGCACCAGACTGGACTATTAACTCGACCGCAAAAAACAGCCTTGCGATTGCGTGTACTAAGTGCATCTCGCCTTGATCGCCTATGCGATGCTCGTTAATGTGATTCATCGCATGATTCAGGTGATCTCGAACGCTGATTTTCTTGTGGTTCTCTTCGCCGTACTTCCTCGCACCGAAACCAACGCATTCAGCGACTAGCCGCAACGCTATTGGGTCGATGCAATCATAACGGGATTGTATAAATGCTTGCTTGCCGGTCGTCTGTGCGTTGTCAACTGTCACGCATTCCTTGACGGCTGGGGCAGGTTCGAGTTCGTGTTCTGAAAACCAACCGCGTCTTTGATCGTCTTTTGCTTTCACGAAAACGGATATTTTCTTGCTAGTTCTTACAATCTCGTCCACAACGCAAACATCCTGAAACAAATAAGAACCGGGCTTGCTCACCAACACCCAATCACCAACCTTAAACTTCGTTTCGCTCATTTCTTCCTCCCTCTCAAAACTGGATTATCCGGTCTGACGTACTTCGCCAGTTCCGCTCGTAACTCTTCGCTTCGATCTCTAAATCGCGTACGGTCTTTCGCCGTCGTCGCAAGCTGCGATTGAAGCGATTTGATTTCGCTTGTTTGCTCTGCGAGCAGTGCTTGTAAATGCTCGATTTCGCGAGCCATGTTCGTTAGGCTAATGGTCATTAAAAGTCTCCGTGAAATGTTTCCGCGTCTTTGAACGCATCGCTGAACCGCTTGCCGTCGAACTTGAGGTTGAATCGCCCTACCTTGCCGTTTCGCTGCTTCTCAAGTAACACCGCGGCATCTTGAGCGTCCCGGCTTTCGCGGTGCAGCAGCATCACAATATCCGCATCCTGTTCGATTGCTCCTGAATCTCGCAGCATGTTAATACTAGGCTCTTCACCCTCAGCCGCCCGGCCCAACTGACACAACACCAGTAACGCGATATTGAGTTGCTTGCTGACTCTCGCAAGTTCGCCGCTTATCTGCGTCACCCGCTCGTAAATCTTTTGATGTGGACTGCTACCGCGAATCAGTCCGAGGTAGTCAACTATAACAAGCCTCACGCCACGCTTGGCAACCTCCGCCCTTAGCCGCGATTCGATGCGAGCCATCGAGATACCCGCCGCTTGCCACACGTACAACGGCAACTGCTTCGCTTCACTGCAAGCCTTGAGCATTCGCAAGCAATCCGCGTCAGTGTATGACGCATTCTGCATTTCACTAATACGCATGTCGGCGTTCTTTACGAATTGCCGCTGGCCGATTTGCTGATTACTCATCTCAAGCGATACGAATAGCGTTTGATCGTTATTCGCCGCCGCGTTTTGTGCAATATCCATCGCCAGAGCCGACTTGCCTATCGACGGTCTAGCGGCAAGGATCGCGTACGATCCAAGCGGTATTCCGCCACTTAGAGCGATGTCAATCTCCCTGAACCCAGTCCTCACTACCGCCGCTGTCCGCCTGTTTGCTCGTGCGTCTTCCAAAGTCTCAAGATACTGCCCCATCAAGTCGCCAAGGTGCTGAACATCTTCGCCGCCAATGCTCTTGGCTTTAAGTAAACGCTGCTGAGCGTTACTGACAACCGAATCAGGATCGAATGCAAGCGATGACGCCTCTGATACTGCCCACTCCAACGCCACCAATACCCGTCTACGCTCTGCCCATTCTGCTACCTGCTCCGAGTGATAGACGATGTGACCCGGTACGGTTTTCGTAACGAGATCAGCGAACCCAACATCGCCGCCGATCTTGTCGAATACGCCACGCTTGCGAAGTTCCGAAAGCATTACCGATTCGCGGTGAAACTCTACGCCATCTTTCGCCATCGCTTGGAATGCTTGCCATGCGTCCGCCATCGGTTGGTGGATGAAGTCGGCTGAATCCAGTGCATCGGCTACCGCGTAGAAGTCACCCGGACGTAGGATGATGCCCGCAATCAGTTGCTCTTCGATTGCTCGGCATGTCTCAAAGTGGCTTGGATGTAGTGGCATTTACGCAGGCTCCCAGTTTTCGTCAATTACGGGCAATGTGGATTTTTTAGGCTTGGGTGACGTGTAGCCACCTTGCCCTACGTTACTTGGGCGATACTCCGGCTTGATCCCTTGGTACTCGTTGCCGATGGCGAACTCGATTGCGTATATCAAGTGAGATGGACTGTCGTAGCCTCTTAGGGACTTCGAAACGTTCGCCCGGCTCTTGATCTTCTTGCCTATGCTCGCTCGCATGGCTTCAAAGTCACTTAGGGCTTGTCTCACCTCTGGGGTATCGAACCCGTCCGGTATGTCCCATTCGCCTAGCGAAGCCGCTTTGCTTGTCCCCTTAGGGGGTAGGGGGTTATTAATCTTTGGAAGTAGGACGTTGGAAGTAGGAAGTAGGGAGCATTGCGTTGGCATTGCGTTCGCATATGCGTTCGCATTGCGTTCGCATCCGTCATTTTCCGGCCGTAATTTCGGATTCCCTTTGTTTTCCTTGCTCCATCGCTGTTCGGCCGATCTTTTCGCCTTCTCGATGATCTCAAGCTTTTTCGCTCGTTCGATCTCAAGTCGCTCGTTGTACAGTTCTCCAGCATTGCCAACGCATAGCTTTCGCATAACCGAACGCATATGCGTTCGCATTGCGTTCGCATCGACTCCAGCAATCTTACAAAGAGTCGGCTCGTCATCTGGAATTGACCCGTTCGACCATTGATAGCACAACAGGCGGATGTAGATACCGACCGCTTCCGCTTCCATGTGATAGGTGCCAGCGATGAAGTCATCAGCAAAGAAATCGAACGAGGGCGGTTTTTTACGCGCCATATGTGCACCTGTCGCAAGTTGGTGATCCATTTTTGATATGCCTTGCTTTCAACGCCACCCGCCCGCACTTTTCGCACCTATGCTTATCGCAGTGGCATTCGTGGCATATGTGGACAAGGTTCTCCGGTGGATCGTATTCGCCCCATTTGCAGTAACGGATGTGGTGAAACTCCGTCGCGGTTTTCGTCCTGCAAGACTCGCATGTTCCTCCGGATCGCTCCTCGACAATGCCGCAAGCCCATCGGAATTGATCGGTGGATAGGTACTCTTCATATGTCGCGTAACTCATCTTGCGTATCCTTTCGGCTGGCCCTTTGGTAACTTCATCCCTGGCCTTGAAAGCCCAAGGTTTTCTTTGAGATAGTAGGGGACTCCAGCCTGCTTGCATTGCGTGACAACATCGAAAACCCAATCAAAATCCGGCGCAAACTCCTCAACCCGTCCATCCGGCTGATTCGTCGATGTTTGCGAACCGATTACAACCAAGTTACACCAAGAAAGATCGTTAAACCGAATCGTCTCAAGCATTGGCTCAAGACTGATCCACCGAACCACCTTGTCGCTAGTGATTTTTTGCATATCGGACTCGACCCGCTTAACGTCAGACTGCTGGATCACGGACGCACCGTACCAAGCATTTTCAATCAACGGCATTTTCGAATACCTCGCTGGCCACTTCGTGAGAAACAAATACTCCCATTGAGGCGACTTGATGCAAGCATCGAAAACCGACTCAATCCATGCATCAGGAACCCACTTGCCGAACAAGTCGGCCATTGAGCATACAAACACCCGCCCGTCTCTCGGATCGCTTGAATCGGGCTTTGCCGTGTTTCTTGGGGCTGCCAGCCTGTAGCCGTGATACGTCGGCTCAAACTTGTTAGGGTAGTAGTCTGCCATTCGCTCCGAGTGTGCGATTTCCCTAGCGTAGCAAAACTTGCATCCATGCTCGCACCCTGTGACCGGATTCCAAGTCCAAGAGGCCCAATCGACCGAATCATTTGTCTGATTAAAAACCACTTTCTTCGGCATTGGAATCAAAGTCTCCTTGCCGGTCGCCGTAATGATAGGAACGAGGTTTTCCGATGGGGGTGAAGGATTTTCAATTGGCAACGCGGCTTTCTGCCTCTTAACCTTTTGAGCCTCCTTGTAGGCTTCCTCAAGCGTCGAATCGTCCTTCAGTTTCTCCGGTGCGTGCTCGGCAACGGTGGCAATCTTGTCAATTGACCTCCCGCTAGTACCGACCCGCTCGCCAACCTTGTCGCGGGATTTGCCGGTGTCGGTCAAGGCGGTGGAAATGTTTCCACTACCTACTTGCTGCCCTGGCTTTGCCTGGGTTGACTCCATGCGTTTTTTTGCTTGCTGCTTTTCATGGTCGACCCAAGCCAAGCCAAAAACAGCGAGTTGCTTTGTGCTCAAGTGCCTTCGAGCGATATTCTTCGAGAACGCCACCTCCCAAGGATCGGAAGTCGTTTTGATGAATCTAGGCTCGATCTTGCCTCTGTAGCAAGCCATCAATCGATTGCGACCGTCAAGCAGTTGCCCATCCGAGGTTAGGACGATATCCTCCATCAGTCCCTTAAATGCAATGTCTTGCTCTAGTTTCTCTCTGTCTTCATCGCTGATTTCAGGCACCGCCAAGCATGCCGGATGTACGGCCGTAATCTCTGGGTAGTGAATCAGGATGTCGTTAAGCGTTTCCATTGTATTCCTCCTTGGTTAAGAACAGTTGTTTTACTTGGTCATCGAAGGTTTCCCGCTGCGTTCGATAGCTAGCCGCCCCGACTCCCTTGGGCCAAAAACCAAACGCCTTCTTGGTTGCCATCGCCTGAAAGTCCTTCGCCCATGAAGACGGAAAACTTAGCAAGTACGCCCACATTGAAGCGTCGCTTTGCAGCCAAAACAGCATCGCGTCGTGATGCTTTGGGAGATGCAATGTAAGCATGTTGATATAGCCGAACCATCCAAGACGCTCTTCATAGGATAGTCTTTTGGCACCGCCGACATTGCAGCCAAGCGTCACCAAGTAGTTTGTATGCCGATTCCAAGACGCCACGAAAGGCCCAGTCAACGGCATATGCGAAACCGCGTTCGGATCGCAATGCACAAAGACCGCTTGATTGTTTTCAAGCATCGGAAGCTCGTAGTTCCTGGCATCTCCATTGACCAATGCAACCTTGCTCTTGTCCATGTATTCGCAATTACTAGACAACTTCTCAAAGGTATAGATATCCTTCTCGATCACGTCGAGGCGAAAGTTAAATCCCTTCGACTTTAGGTAACTCCCGTGCTTGTAAAGCATTCGAGGCGATGCTTTATGCGACCCGTCTTCCGGCTCGTGGCCATCTCCACCGCAAAGGTCTACCATCAAGAATGGATTCGCCTTGCATGGAACATGGGGCCGATTGAGCGCAAGAACCCCAACGATTTTTCCAACCGCCTCATTAAGCAAAAAATGCTTGAATGGAGTGCGATTGGATTTTCCGACTCCGTGCGTCTTCATACGCAATCCCTTGTAAACCCTCCAGTGCCCTCGTTTTGCCCGCCAGTTGCGTGAGTACGCAAAGACACGAAGGCACTGGAGTTGTTTTGTGTTTTAGTCTGGCGGGCAAGCCATTTCGCTAAATTGTACTTTTCGTCAATCCGTAGGCATATGCCTAGTCGAAAGAACGCCCCGCCCCTTTCGGGGCAGGACGTGGAGGTTGATACGGTAGTTAGGTGAGACACCGGCACTTACCGCGCACCAGCCCGTTTGGCGGGATTCCTGCCCCATGAAAGCAGGCACCTTTGCCCAGGCGAGCCAACCTGTTAGTCGAAGAGGGTAGGTTGACGAGGCTTGTCGGCTTCGCGCTGAATCCTTGCCCGTGCAATCTCGATGTATTCCGCTTCTCGCTCAATGCCGATAAACCGAAAGCCTTCGAGGATTGCCGCCTTCCCGGTTGATCCCGAACCCGTGAAGGGATCGAGTACAATTCCGCCCGGTGGAGTTACAAGCCTGCATAGGTATCGCATCAGGTCAGTCGGCTTGACTGTTGGGTGGTGGTTGCGAGATGCGGCTTTGAATCGATCTCTGTTGCAGCCTTCGTCGTCTATTGGCATCGCGCCACCCATTCCGCTCTGGTGAACCCTCAGTTCCATCGCCTCGCACCCTGCATCCCTGTCCGCTTTGCTTGCCTTGGCGGTGTAGAAAAACCGGGCTGCAGAACCCTGGTCGCCGTTCCAGTAAATCGGCTTTGGTTTTAATCCTCCGCCATTTCCTGGAGACCACATAGACTCGTCACCACTCGGAGTCTGACCTCTCCAGTTTCCACTTTTTGTTACCGGGAAAAGCTGCAGAACCTCATCGCTTCCATCGTGGATGAAGTTTGCAGGCCATCGGCCAAGTTCCATTTTTTCAAGGTACGGCTGCAGCGATGCTGGCCCGTTGTCAAACTTTCCGTATGCAGTTCGGTTTTTATTTTGATCCTGGCACGCCCTTTGCGCTGCTGCTGCTGCTGCTGCTGCTGATTCCATGTCACTGGATGAGACAAAACCCACCCTGCAACCGTCCACGTTTAAACCCCCTGTGCCATGCTCTAGCACGTTCGCCGCTACGGTTGAGGCGAAAGGCTTGCGAGCCATTGTGACTGGCTCAAACGCCGGTTTAAGAGCCGTCCCCCATCCTTGCCACTGCTTAGCGGCTTCGGTTGCGGGTATCTCGACGCCCGGTTGATACTCCCTGCCATTGTCTTTGATCCAACTGCCCGTCTTGTCCTGATCCGCGCCGGGAATCATCCGCTTAACTGGATCACCCACAGGAATCTTTTTCCGCTCTGCCCCTGCTGCCTTATCAATCGCCTTGCTGATATCGTGCGACTTTGGGAACCCTGAGCCGTAGACCCATGCAATCAAATCACGGATCTCGAATCCGGCATCCTCGATTCTTACTGCCATTCGGTGCTGCGTTCGAGTACCCGCAAAGGCTAGCAAGTGTCCGCCAGGTTTGAGAACCCGCAAGCATTCCTGCCAAACCTCAACGGCTGGCACGTCGTAATCCCATCGCTTACCCATAAAGGATAAGCCGTACGGTGGATCCGTAACGACTGCATCGACCGAACAATCGGGAAGCGTTTTAAGCACCTCCAAGCAATCGCCGTGATGCAGTTGGTATCTACTCTCCATTTGTCCCAACCTCCGTTTCGCCGCCTTGCTCCGAGCAACCGTTGCTCCTTTGCTTGTCGGCTTGTAAAAACCAAACCTGTTTTCCTAAAACAAAACACCCTGTGCGAGTCTCTGCTTCGATATCTCGATGTAGTCGGGATTAACTTCGATGCCAATGTACTTGCGTCCGTTGTGCTTTGCCATCTTTGCTGTAGTGCCTGACCCGCTAAACGGATCAAGTACGATATCGCCTTCGTTGCTCCAGGATAGGATGTGATCGCGGGCTAGGACTTCTGGAAATGTTGCCGGGTGATTAGTCTCAATTCCTCTGTGCTGATGTCTCACAAGCCACCAATTCCATCGAACGCCATGTTTGTTAATTATATTGCCTTCGCACGCTCGCTTAGCCATGCTTCCGTCTTTACGTCGCTCCATTCCATGAACGTCTCGCCCAGCAGACTTGTTAATACGGTCGTTTAGTAAGTTAATCGACTTCGGCGCGCCTCGACTAAACACAAACATATACTCAAACGCCGCGTAATATCTAACAGTATCTGGGAACGCGCATTGATCCTTTGCGTAAATCATCGTATCGTGCAATCGAAAACCGATCTCCATGAACCGCAATGCTTGCCTGAAACTAGTCCCCGTTTCGCTGCCATTCACGGTCGCGTCATTGACAATCCAGACGACTACACCACCGGGCTTAATCAGTCTCCAGAGTTGCTGCGCAACGCCGTAGAAGTCCCACAAATGCCCTCCGTAGGTTCTTAGGTCGTCGTATGGTGGCGACGTAACTACAAGGTCAATCGACTCGCTAGGCATCTTGCGCATCACCTCGCAGTTATCGCCGCAGATTATTACGTCAGTTTGAAGTTCACTGTCCATTCGCATCCCTCCTAGCTGCTTCGGTAATCTCGTCGGCTACCTTCCAATACCGCAAGTCAATCTCAGCTTCCCAGTGCTTTTTTACAACTCGCAACATGTACTTGCGAATGTCATCGAAGTTACGGAACCAATAGTCATCAATGCCGATTGCAAACTCATTGCTAGTCAATGGAAGTCGATGCCCTTGCAACTTGTGTTCGATGCCGTGCTTTTGCAAGATGCGATGTGCTGCTGATTGTTCGTTGTTGGTCATGATTCACCCGCCTTTTCTGCGCATCGCTTACAGAGTGCTAAGCCGTCAGGAATTGAGATAACTGCAATACCGCATTTGCGACAAGGCGATATGTCCATGCCTGATCTGTCAAGTAGTTCGGAGAGTCGCCAATCGAGCGATTTAGCTTCGGCAATCACCTGACTAATGAACTCACACCGTTTGCACTTTGCTTGAGTCACTACAGCACCTCAAAGCCTTTTGCGGTAACTCGGATCGTCTGACCGCCTGGCGTGCTGTACACGCCGTTAACTCGCAGTTCTTGGTGATCGTAAAACACCACCTGCCGGATCGCGTGCCACTTGCCGGTCTTGTCGTTTGCATACTCAACTCGGTCGTCACTGATCAGTAGCCATGCACTGCAAGCCTGCGACCAATACGCATCGCTTGCGAGCCTGTCTTCGTCTTTACCAAGCAAACGCCACCAGCTGGGGATCTTATGGCGGGATCGCGAACTATCCGAAGATGTTGGATTGTTGGTTTTAGTATCTTCGCTCACTTTGTTAACCTCGCTACTCGTTTCCACTCGTCATTGACCGCAGTTGGCACGTTGCCCCCTGCTCGTCTTAGTTCAAAATACGCGGCCCTCGTTGCATCAAACTCCGAAAGCCCTTCGACAATCATAATTGCAACACGTTCGCGGAATGCTTCAACTACGCTCTGCTCGCTGCAAGTTCGCACCGTAGGCACCGCTTCTTGGTCAATGGAATATTGCATGTATTGCACCACCATTTCGCATTCTGATACTCGCCTTCGTTGTTAAGTCGTTGACGCATTGGCCGAATGCCGTTGCGTACTTTGTTCAGTTGCTTCGCCCGATGCGGTGACATGCCAAGCATCTCTTCGTTCCGATGACGATCAGCCAAGCGTTCGAGGCGAAGTATAACACCTCGATCCTTCGCAATCTCGGCCATCTCCGAAACTACCTCGGAGTAACTCGATCCCGCAGCGATTGCCCTAGAGCATGCGCTGCAATGCTTGTCACCGCTCTTGATGTAGCAGGGCGAAAGAACCTTTTCGCAGCATCTACACCGCATCTAGGCCCTCGCCTTCCTCGACTTCAAATGTTATGCGAGTAATTCCGAACGCGTTGACGGTCGACGCATTGCTAGGCTTGTCAAGCCATAGCGAATAACTCCCATCGCGTTCGACCAAAGCCCACCGCTCGATCTTCATTCGCGGCTTGACTTCGATAAGGTCGTACCCATGCTTTTCTGCTTCGTTAAATCTGCCAATTTCAGTATGCCGGACAGGCCACCATTCGCCACCCTTGAAAACCGCACCATGAACCGGATACGCTCCGCCGCCATCCGTTGCGTAAATGCGAGCCTCTCGACCTTCCCGCGTTTTGTACTGCTTATCCTTGCTGATCTTTTCCATCGCTACACCCTCGCCATCGGCATAATAACCCCAAGAACATCACCGGAAGCTAGTACAACCGGATCGCCTGAATTCTTGTACTTAACTTCCACCGTTTGCTCTTTGCCGAGCGAACGAAGGAAGTCTGCAAGGTACGTATGATCGACGGTTAACTTTGCCGCCGTGTCCGCCTCGCATCCCATCACAACGCTAGATGCTCCAACCTCGGCTGTCTTCGCAGTCGCGGTCAGTTCGCCGCTACTGATAACAAGGTCGATGCCCCGGCTATCTTGATCGTTAACGATTGCCGCTTGACGAACCACGCTCAAGAACTTCTCGGCATCGCATCGAAGCGTAGATGCTCCATCAGTCGATGGCACAACCTTCCGCCAGTCTGGATATCGCCCTTCAACTAATCGCGTCTGTAGCGAAATGTCGCCGCATACGAACACCGCCGAACGGTTGTCGATCATTACATCAACTCCGCATCCCTCAGCCGCTATGATGCGTGAGACGGCCTGTAGTGGGCGAATAGGCACAATGCCGCTTACCGCTGCAACCTGCCCCGCTAACTGGCAAGATGATACCGCAAGCCTTCGCCCGTCAGTTGCAACGCAAGTGAGCCTCTCGCCAATGTCGACTAGCACTCCGCCGAGTTGATACCGCGTAGATGTTAAGTCTGTTGCGTAGATCGTTTGACGGATCGCATCAGCTAACGCAACGCCCGGTACTCCCGCCGCTCCCTCTGCCGCGTCAATCTTGACCGAGGGAAACTCATCAGGGTTAGGCATCGAGAGACTGAACCCGCCGGATTGCGTTGTGATCCGCAATTGGTTATCTACCTCGATATCGACCGAATCGCCGCCGCAATCCTTGAGGATCGGTATTACCTTCGAGGGGAGCAGTAACGCTTTGCCCGGACTCGAAACGTATTGAGCCGCATCGGCGACATCGCAAACGATTGACAGTTCATTGTCGGTCGCCTGCATGTTCTTTGATTCGTCGCAAGTAAACTTGACGTACCTCAAAACTTCGTTTTGCGGCTTGCTTCCAACAATCGACGCCGCGATTTCGAGCGACTTTAAGAACGGGACTCTTTGTACTGTGACTTTCATACCTAACCTCCATAAGATCATAAACAACCGGCTTTGCTTGGCATCCTGCCAGCATCGCCAACAATAAAACTAAACGCATCATGCTATCCTCCAAAGGATCGGCGATACCGTCGCATCGCTCAGTACGGAGCGTGAAGCCCTCTTCGACTGATCCACTGGACGATCCTGTCCGCTTTCGCGGTTACTCGAACTCTTTTCGCATCGCTTCGACGATGCCGCCGACTCGTTTCACTGGAGTTGACTCAACGTCGATGACGTCTCTTGCTTCGTCATCCGTTGCAATGCCTAGCGACAACTCAGGAGCATACGCCCGAACGAAAAACGATGCTGATCGATACCGCAACATTTGCTCCGGCATTGTCTTCCACTTCGAGCCGGACTTGTCAAACCAGCCCTCCGCTTTCGCCATCGCAATTGTAATCTCTGTTGACTCCAAGATTTCGCCAGTTGTACCGCATACCGCAGAGCAAACGCAACCGTAATCATCTTTGCCTTTACTGCCTGTGAAGCGATAACGAAGCGGACTAAACTTGCCGCTTGCGTTAGCAGTCGCAATCAAAAATTGACTCGACCACGCTGGCCGCCCATGAACGATATACAAATTTTGCATTACCATCAGCGGATCAGCACCGAGCCGGTTAGCCATGTTTAGGGCAACCAGGCAGTTCGGCAAGTTGTTTTGGTAGTCCTTTGGAATCAACGTTGACTTACTCAATGCCGTTGCGACTCGTTGGGCAAGTGCAAACCCGTCTGAATCGCCTAGCCCTGCCTCAATAACCTTGACCGCTTCAACGGGCTTTACTTCTGTTGTAATATCCGAACTCATTATCGCCTCCTAGATGGTAAACACAACACAACCTCGCCGACTTGCCAATCTGCAAGCCAGTCATTTTCTTCCACTCTTCGCCGGTACTCTGCAATCAACGCATGGTACTCGTCACGCCCTTGCTCGATGTCGTCTTCGCTCAACTTGTAAACCGCGACTTCGTACGGCTCCGTTTTGCTGACAACGCCAAACAAAAACCGAAAAGGCTTGCCATACATTGCCTCAAGCGTATCTAGGTAGATCGCGGCTTGCCGATGATATCCGAAATCCAACGCTGACCATCGCCACTTCGATGGGCTTGCATCTTGCGTTGTCTTTAGGTCGAGGATGACCGACTGCCCGACAATCACGCAATCCGGTTTGCACTTAAGCGAAGTCGTCCAGCCGTCATCGTGACGCCAAGTCATCGAGTAAGGCCGCTCAAAGTCGCATTCGTGACCCATCAGGTCGGCGATTGTAGCGTGAGACTGAAACGCGTTTGCAATCTTCTTAACCTCGTCGAACTCGTCTTGCATGATCCACTTAGAGGACGGGTCAATCGTCGTCAACCACTCCTCAAACGCTTTGGTATCGCGTCCGTAACTCTTGCCGGTCTTCGGGTTAATCGGCCCTTCGTGAATGTCGTATTCTTGATGGAATCGGTCAGGCTCAAGTGCAAGCATGTGAACCGCTGAACCCAATGCCATCGCTTCCGTTTCCTCGCCCTTCATCGTCTTTGCGACGTATTGAGCGTGAAAGCTTTGCGGACTCTTCGCAAGGACGGAAAGCGAACTGTTGCTTAGTGCGTCGATCTCGTAGTAGTTCACTTCGCACCGTCGCTTTCTGCGAGTTGCTCTAGCAGTTCATCGGATATAGCCAGAACCGCAGCCATCAATCCGTCAATCGGAACAGAACCGCTTTCATGATTCGCAAGAATGCCAGGCAATGCCATCCCCGCGAACCACTCACGCTTGGTCAGCCCGCCGCCGTCTTGATCCGGAAACGCATTGCGTTCTCCGTTCAATTTGGCCTTGCGTTCAATCTTTTCTGTATCCACCATCTCACTCACCTCCCATTAAAAACCACAGTACCAAACCGACCACGCTTAGCACGGTGCCAAGCTCGCAAAGGTCAGATAGTAAGTAACTCATTCGCAATCCTTCACGCCGGACGCCTCTTGCGTTGCAACTACCGGAACCATGCCGTTACCGGGCTTCAGCCTGATGTTTAACCGACGAGACTTAGGGTTGTAGTCAAAAACTTGCAAAACAAAAACCCTGCCGTGTTGCGTAAAAATGTCACCGGCGGCTTGACCACCGGCGCATTCAACAACGGCATCGATCGAAAAGGAACCAATCTTCCGAGTTTGAAAATACTCTTTGTCCATGTTCTACTCGCAATCGTCGCAATGCGTTACACCAGCAAAAAGGATCGCAGCGACGCCCGCAGCGAAACCAAGTCCGAAACAACCGATAACCGTAAGAATTAAGGCCATGCTACACCTCCAAAAACTGAATGTCATCAAACTCGAAACCGTCCGCGAACACTTCGCGATACTTGATCTCTACAAAGGTAGTCATCTCACCCGCTGTCATCCCCGCAGGAATGCCAGTTGTAATCGTTCGCGTCGATGTGATTATGTCGTCACCGTTTCGGACGTATCGCACGAAGTACAATTCCACCGGCTGATACAGCATCATCGCTCACCCCTTCGCACTCGCTCGCCTAGTTGCTTGCGTAGGTCTTTAGGCTTTTCGCCTGTAACGCGAGCCGCTCGATCTAAGCAAGCCTCACCGACAAATTCGGAAAGCGTTACGCCCTCAAACGATGCCGCTTTGCGGATCGCTTGCACCCATGCGGCGGGCTGTGTTGTGTCTAGCCGTGCTGTGTCGTTCATCGATCTCCCTTTCGCACTGCTTCAAGTAACCGCTCGACTTGGGACTCAAGTTCCGCAACTTGGTTTTTCAGTCGCGTGATTTCCACCTCATCGCGTCTCAATGCCTGTTGCAAGGGCTGGATATGCTCGGCGATTCGCCCTAGCCCAGCCGCGACCTCTAAGAAGTGGTCGTATGTTGATGCGTTCTTACTCATCCTTCTCGCCCCTCCGAATAAAATCCAAAAACTTGTGTATCTCATGCGACGCCCTGCTAAGCGTCAAACTCAACTCGATCATCTTGCCCAGATGGGCATGTCCAACGTGATCGCCTTTCGACGTATCCGGCATCAAGTCAAGCTGCTGAGCGATTGTGTCGAGCAGCATGCTGGCCGTGTTAATCTGTGCGTTGTAGTGGTCGTGGATGCTCATTAAGCCGCTCCTACGCTGTAAACACCTCGACAAAGTCGACATACTCAGCGGCACTCATTGCACCGCGTTTTTCTCGCAACGTCGCAAACGCCGCTTTCGCTTCGCGGATGGTTCGGAACTCAACTTCGTGCCATACGTCGCCATCGTTGGTGATCTTCGCAACGATCTTTGCTCTGTCTGACCAGCCACCCTTTGCAAGTCGTGCAATCACCTTCAACGGCCCTCTGATCTTATTGCCGTGACGCGAAAACTCCTTGCCACAAATTACAACACACTCGTTATCAAATTTCATCGCTCTATCTCCCAAGAAAACTAGATACTAAAAACACCCGCCGAAGCGGTTTCGCCGTTCCCGGCTCGTCAGTTGGCTAGCGGGATGCCTTCGCAATTTGCTCCCACTGTGCTAACCGCTCCTCGTGCAGTAAAAACGCTTCGCCGCTCTCCTTGTGCTTTCCGTTGCTATTAACCTTGCGACCAAGCCGCAATCCGTCCTGATTCTTTCGCACTTGAAGCAAACAAACTCCGCCGTGAGCCGCTCGGTTTTCGTTGCGTGATACGCTTCCTGTATAGCCCACGATTGCCACGGTAGCCCAGTTGGTTGTTACAACTGTTTTCATCTGCTCAACCCTTTACTTGAGAAACTTGCTAGCACCCGCTAGCGATGCGTAAAGAATATCGGCAATCAAAAACCGCCACAAGACTACTAATTTCAAAACTTAGTAGTTTTCCGTCAAAAAGTGCGCTTGACCAATGAAAACATTGGGAAAAATTTATTCCGCTGAAATGGCAACGTATAGAAAAACACTCAAAAACCACCCCGCGGAACCGAAGCAAGTCGCACGAAGGCAAAAGGCGTCGTCCACTCCAGCGATGACGCAAGCAAAAAACGAGATGAAGATCAAAGCAGTTGAGACCAATCCGCTAGATCCGAATGCAAGCAGCAATCCCTCTTCGTGAGTTAGTTTTTTCTTCATGATTGCTCCGATACGATTTTTCAGTCGAAAACCACGTTTGACCAATGAAAACACTGGGAAATTATTTTCTGTAACCAAGCCGAAAAAGCACCCTCGCTAGGTCACTTGCCGTCTCTGTTATCGATTCTTCGGCCAAATCCCAGTGGCATGCATGTAGCATTTCGTGGATGAGAACGTCCAATTCCCGCTCTCCCGATAGATTGGGCTGAACGGTTATCTTTCGTTCGTCAGCGTTACATAGCCCGTCGAGTTTACGAGGTAGTTTTTCGCGTTCAATCCGCCAGTATTTCCCGCGTAGTCGGCACCGCATTATTCGCCCCCTAGTTCGCAAAACAGGTCTTTAGGCATTTAGCCACCTCGAACTATTCCGCCTTCGGCAATGCGTAGATTGGTCACGTCGAAGTCACCGTTCGCCGATGTTTCGACGTATGCAAAGCCATGATTCCATCGGTTAATCCGTGCGTACTCTGCGTTGAGATCACACAAGCAACCCGTTGACCATACGAAGCATTCATCGTGGAACATGTTCGGTTCACAGTGGCCGCTAGTCTGATGAGAGTGCCCAACAAGTACCGTATGTTTGGTTCGCATCCAAGCCCCTCTAGCCGCGTTCACTGGGCTTGAGATTCCCTTGGGCAATTCGTGCCCGTGAAGTATCGGCAACTTGCCTAGCATGATTGGCCGTTGGTCTTCGACCCACTCGATGCCATGCTTGTTGAGTTGCAAGAGTTCGGGGAGTTGCAAAGGATTCAAGTCCCAAATTTCAGGAGCCTTGGCCCATACGAATTTATTCCAACGCTCTTCGTGATTGCCCGCCTTGTAGATAATGCGAACCTTTGGGAAGCGTTTGCGGATGTGCGTTAGCGATTGATCTACCATTTCTAATTCGCGCTTCATGCCAACGCGTTCGGGATTCTTATCCCACTTGCTGGCCGCGTAGAAGTCAGCCGCATCCCCGTTGATTAGAATCGTGTCAATCTTCTTCTTTGCCAACCAACTCAACGCCGTTTCAATCGCTACGTCGCTGTGATACGGCAAGTGCAAGTCCGAGATGATCCCGCATCGCATCTTGCCCTTAATGTCGAACGTACGCCAAGGCTCTGCAAGCGATGGCGGCATTGGCGGCAATTGTCCAGCGATGCCCTTGGATCTAGGTTGCGTTGCCCAGCTCTTGGCACGCTTGCCAGTTGCACCACGAATCAACCTGATTGACGATCTAGCCGACTCAACGCTAAACGCTTCGGGATGCTCCTTCGCAAGCCTCTTCGCTAACGTTAAATTTGCCGTTTCTGGAAACTTGCTGCAAAGTGCTTCAGCCCATTCCCTCGCCTTGCTCCGTGCCATCACTCCGCCTCCAAATTGCGTCAGCCTCTTCGACGGTCAACTCGGCTTTTCCGAGCTTGCGGTTTACCCAGTTATGTAGATTGTAGCCCCAAAGCCAATAGGCTGTTTACGCTAGCCCTTTTGACTTCCATGCTTCGACGACTCGCTTTGCGTTCGCTAGCTTCTCATTCGACCCTGCAAAGTGAACGATGTAAGCATCGTTGATCCGATTCCAAAAACCAGGGAAGTAAATCTGCCAGTTCATCCGTGAATCGAGTTCTTCATAGCCAAGCCTAAACGCCGACTGCTCAACGTAGAACTGCTCGGAAGTGTGATTCGTGTTAAGAGTTCGCGGAGGCTGCGCCCAAACTTCGGCGTGTGATTGTTTGCAATATACAACGCCAGAGTTTAACGCAACGTCTTTTTGCTCAAATTGCTCGTTGGCACTACGCCCAACAACTTCACGCTGCGAGGATATCCAATCGCGTTCTTTGTGATACTGCCAGTCGTCGTGTATTAGCAATCCGGCATTGCCGCCAAATAGACATGGAGCATCATTACGTATTAAGCAATCCGCATCAACGAACAAAGTCTCTTCGTATTGCTGAGCAAAATGCAACGCTCTGAACTTCTCGAATCCCCACCACAGTTCCGTCTGGTTCGTCAATTCGATGTAGTCAGCATCGTTTCGCAATGCGTACAACTGCAAATATGGCCGCGTAAAATCAAGCAATGATCGAAACGCCTTGCCGATTGCAATCGTCACTAAGCATCTCGTACGCTGCGTTTTCGGTCTTTGGTGACGCCATAGCAACAGAGCCTCATCTATGCTTAACTCATTCGTTTCCAGTTTGCGGTTAACTTTGTTGTGCCATTCAATCCCACGAACAAAAAATGCTTCTGGGCTTGTAAAGTCTGGCGGTAGCTCTTCTTCAATCTTTGCGAAACTAGCAGCGCACGAGCAACCGACTGTCGGTATATGTCGCTTCCACTCGGTAAAAAAATCCGGCGTAGGATTTTGCTCCAGATGAAGCCTAGACCACACTGGAAGCGTCAACGATCTAACGTGCGTATCCTGTTTGCTTGACGGATCAATCGGCAATCCGTTGACGGTAATCTTTACCACGACAGAATCCACTTCTTTCCAGCCATAAAGGGGATAGAGATACTCCAAGTATTGCAAACCTCAGTAGCCGCAGGATCAAGCTCTAAGCATGTATTGTCGTCGCAATTACCTTCGACCACTAGTGCCAATTCAGAATCGCAACTACAACGGAATGTTTCATCGTTGTAGTTTTCATCCTTTCCGCCGAAAAACTTTCGCGTTGGGCTAGGCCAATCCTTGCAGCACTCAACGTCCTGGCCGGCGATAGGGCTATCAAAGTCTACGTAGATTTGAGTCGGGTCAAGTGGATTGTTCTTCAATGTCTTGACTACTCGTGACCTCGTAATGCACTTCGTGTAGTAGGTCACAACAGGATTCCCGCCGATCCCAGTTGCAATCGGATCATAGCTAGGGTCAAGCGCCGCAGGATAGGCATCAACGCCATCGCAAGCCGTCCCGCTTCCAGCAGCGGCAAGGCTCAATTCAGAAGCCCATTCGTATATAGTGATGACGTACAAAACGTCCATCGTTGCCGTAACCAGATAGCCGCATTCATCCAAGTCCATATCACCGACTTCTGAATTGCAAGCCTCGTTTGGTATCTTGCATCGAGCGATATTTACTTTGAGATTTTGAAGTCCGTACTTAACCCTCGCTTGGGTTTGAAGCCTTAAGCAATAGTCTCGCGTTCCGATCCCAGGGAAGAATTTAGTTCCTGAACATTGGCTTTCTTCGATGATTACCCATTCTGTATCATTTGTGTATTCAAACGCATACCCGTACGGATAAAAATCTTTGTATTCGATCCAGCATGACATATCCTCGTCATTGTCAAACGACTGACATTCCGAGCATGCCGGAAAGTAATCAGACTGCAAGTCAACGCTTAGAATCGAGTTGTCTAAGTTGAATTCGGTAATCTGCCAGTTTAGTTTTTGGCGAACCGTATCGACGCATTGAGAAGGTACACCAGGCGGGAGATCGGCAAAGAATCGACAATAGTAATCCGGCAAGTCAGGCATTTCACCCGCTCCACAGCAACAGCATCCACCGTTACAACACTTGCCAATCGTGCCCATGCTTGCTCCCTAGCAAACCTCGACCGCCAAAAATCTATTACCTACTCTAAACAGCATAACCCAAGCATCATCTAGTATTCGAGTCCCTGGGTTTAGCACGTCTACGCCATACATGGCCGTTGCGACTCCAGCATCGTCAATGCGTTGCACAACCGCTTGCCCCGTTCCGAGCGTCGTGCCTGACCTCGCTGTAATTGATCCGTCAGTAATTGCCAACAAGCAATCCGCTGCTTGCTGAACCGAATCGCCATTGCCTCCACTGCTAATCTTACCACCGATCATTCGCAGAATTTCGGTGGAGTCCGCGTCGTTAAAAGCATAAAGCACTTCATCAGGCATCAGGATGTCCTTATGAAGGATGAGAAGTTGATTTCCTTTTTACACCTAAAAGTAAGCGTTGCCGGGTCGCTTGCTTTCGCTCCGGTCGTGCCGTCAAGCCCGCCTATGATCCCAAAGGTATTGGTATCGTCCATGTACCGCTTTAGCTCTGCACCGTCTTTGTAATACGGCCCTACGTCAAGCCTCAGTTCATCGTGCTTATCTGGGTCGTATGTCACCTTGTACTTGACCCGCCACGCTGCGAAGCCTGCGTACGATCCTAGCTCAGCCTCGACCACTTCGAGAAGCAATGTTCTAGCGTCGAAGACCTGCCCGATAGCGTCAAAGGAAGCGCTATTCACAGTGTCGTTTCGATCTAAAAACACTTTGAGTTTTTGCGAAGCGTCTTCAAACTGCACGAAGGAAAACTGGCAAAGTGATCGGGTCTCAGTCAGTGGCGAATCGAATGGAGTGCCCGCTGAGTTGACGGGTTTTTTAGCCGTCGGCGTAGTTCGATCTGCGACTAGTACCCGCTCCTTGGTAACAAACGAATCGATCTTAAACACCGGCACCCACGTTGTGGGGTCTGGGGAGTCTGGATTCTCTTGCGACTGCTTTTGCTCTTCGGTGCCCGTTTGAAACTTCGCATCGACAGTCCAATAGAGCGGATGCTTTTCGTCACGCTCGGCGGTCAAGTCATCGCATACCAAGCCTAGCGGCCCATACAGCAACCCGACGCGGGGCAAGCCTGGAGTTTCAGTCAGCACCGATAGACGCGAAGTAGACTTATCATCCGTCTTGACGCGAAAACTCCACGCCTCACCGAAGACTAGCGAAAAGCCTTGCCCCTTGCGAACAAATCCGCTGCCCTTGCGTAACTCATTGCCGACTAACTCATTCGCCATCGTGACTACCTCCTAAAAGCGATTCGCGGTGCATTCTCGGCAAGTAGCGTTTGCTTCTTGGTTTCCGCTAGCAAGTCCTCTGCGAGTTTCTTTTGCTCGGCTTGCTGCTTGCTCTTTGCGTTCTCTTGTTGCATGAAGGTGAACGCTTCCTTAGTCCCTGCCTTGAGTGTCGGTGCGATGTTCTTGGCAATCTCTTCGCCTACTCCAGTGAACTTATCCGCTGCCCCTTGTCGGCTTTGTTGCTGTGCTTCAAACGCTGATCGTGCAAAGATAGATTGCTCTGCCATCGCTGCCCGTTTGCGGATTCCTTCCTTTTGCTTCTCGTTGTCGCCAGCCTCTGCGAGTTGCCGCCTAAACACTTCGTCAAGCGTTGCGTACTCTTTGCGTAACGAGTCACTAGATAGAAAATTCTTCTCTTTCATCGCTGCGACTTGCTTTTCAATTTCAAGTTGCTTGTTAGCCGCTTCTACGGATGCGTGTATCGCGTTCAGTTCATTTAGCCGCTTAGTTTCTTCCATGTCCATCAATGCGGCTTGGGCTTGCATCCTCTCGCCTTCCGTCATCTGAAAGGTATCGTCGAACAACTTCGCTTTGTCGTAGTTCTCGGCACCCATGCCCGCCTTGCGTCGCTCTTCGCTGATCTGGTTGATGCGACTAGCAAACGCTGAACGCTCGCTTTCCATCTTTCGATTGTCAAACTCAATCGCCTCTTTAGATGCTTTAGCGGCTCGCTCCCGCTCATCCGCAATCTGCTTCGACAGTCTAGCCCTTTCGCGTTCCTGATCTGCCATTCGCTTTTCTATGCGTTCAGACTCGGCGTAGATTTCTTTTTCTTGTTGCGTCAACTCCTTCTTTTGCTTTGATGCTTCGACTAGCGAAAGGATGCCATCGAGGGCCTTGTCTACACCCGGCTTAATTTCACGCTCGCCGATTGCCGTTACGAACTGCTTAAACTCGCTCTGCAACTTCGACATCTTAACCGATGTAGTCGTTGCCATCTTTTCATTCATGCCGTAAAACAGCCCGCCTTTTTTCGCGGCGTTTTCAAATGCCGTTGCTACCATCTCGGCACTGATCGACCCTTCCTCCATCCGCTTGCGTAGCTCTGCCATGCTAACGCCGGTATCCTTGCTAATCTGCTGCAAGGGATTGAAACCAGCGTTGACAAGTTGCAAGACTTCTTGCCCTGTCAATTTCCCCGCGGCTTGCACCTGCCCGAACGCTAACGCCATCGCCTGAAAGCGTTGAGCATTGCCCATTGATATTTCAGACATGGACTCCATAACCGGCACAACGTTTCGTACACTCACTCCAAATTGCATTAACGTCTTGGAAGCGTCTTGGAAGTCAGTTGCGCTCAGTGCCGATGCTTGATCCAAGCGGATAAACTCCGCCATCAGTTTTTTAGTTGCCTCTTCCGATTGCGTGAAAACAGTTATCTGCGCCCTGACTTGCTCGACTTGCATAGCAAGCCCCATAGCATGCTTGCCGAAGTCGGTAAGCCCCTTAACCGCTCCGAGTGCAGCACCCGCGACGGCTAAACCGCTTATCGCTGATGTGGCTTTATTAATCGCAACTGGTGCCGATGCTCCAAAACTATTCGTTGCGTCTGACTGCCTGCGAATGCCTTCGAGGTACGTTTGGAAGTTCGCTTGTCTTGCGTCTTCGGCTTGCTTGGCTTTTAACTTTGCGTCGGCTAGTTTACGCTCTGAGTTTGCCGCCCTGTCCGCATACATTGCCGCTAGACCATGCTTCTTTGCGAGCATGTCAACTGCTAGATTGTATTGCGTTGCGTCAATCTTCCCTTGCTGGAACTGCGAGTCAAGGAACTTGACGTCGTTCGCCATCTTTTGAACTGGCGTGAGTGAAGCACTGACGATTAACCCAAGCCGCTGAGCCTCTGCCGCTAATGCTTTTTCGGACTCCGCTGCTTTCCTTGACGCCTCTGCTAGTTTCTCTTCTGCCTTTGCTGCGTTCTCGGCATACGTCGCAGTCAATCCGTGCTTCTTGGCTAGATTGTCAATCGTGCGATTGTAAGCATCCGCCGTAAGCCCACCCGCCGCGAATGCCCTGTCGAGTAATGCGACATCCTTCGCCATCTTTTGCATCGGAGTTTCCGACGCTCTTACCGCCCTAGCAATAGAGTTCAATTCATGGCGTGCAAACTCACCATTCTTTTTGAGTTCCTCAATCTTCAAACCAATTGAGATGTTAGCGACGTTTACAGTAGTTGCCATTTACTTCGCTCCTAATCCAAACATCGCTTTTACCTGTCCTGCCATTTGCGTCGATGCTTTAGCGGCTTGCTTTAGCATCGTTTTTGAGCTCCGTTTTGGCCGTCTGTAGCGACTCGGCATAAAGTCAGCTACATCGGGCATCTCTTGACCTGCTCTAGCGTATAGTGGCAAGTTGATAGCGTGGACGATGGACGCGGTTTGCTCCCACTCTTCGCCTATCGGCTCGATGGAATCAAATGCAATCCACTGATTTAACGCTCCCGATGGCAGGCTCTTAATCCATGCCATCGGGTCAACAATCCCCCAACGCAACGCAAGCCGGAATGCGATTGTTAGCCGCCGGTTGCGTCTGATTTTTTTGCTAGTGCTTCGATCTCGCCTGCGTCGTATTCGGATAGCTTCAAGGCTTGCTCGTAAAGGCTCCCGATGATTGACTTAGGCAAGGGCTTAAGCGTGTCAGAATCCTTTACGATCCGTTCGCCATCGCTACCCACCAAGCAGTACGACACAAGCAAACGCCGATGCTTCGCAAAATCGAACTTCTCGCCCGACTGCATTGAGACTTCCATGTCCGCTGCATCAGACTCGCATAACTCCCGAAGCGTAAACACTTCCGAACCGATACGAACCTCGATTGTGCGAAGTGGACGCGATGCCGCTGCTAGAAACCGATCCAGTTCACTCATCGTCTTCCTCCTCCTCGATGATTCGCTTTGCTTCCTCGACAAATTGCCGAGAGAATTGCTCAGGCGGCTCGATATCGATCTGATAACCCAAAGCGTTCATCGCTTGCATCTCAATCGATGCCATTTCGCCTTCGGTCAGATACTCATGCGGGAAGTTAAACAACGCTTGTAGTTGCACCTTCTCGCCATGTGGCAAGTAGCCCACCAAGACTCCATCGAATAGCACCTGAAACTGTGCCAACGGAACATCGACCCCGTCGGCTCTCGTACCAAATTGTTGCTTTAGAGCAAACATAAAAACCTCTTACTAAGCGACTGTGTAAGTCAAAGTTGTTGCGCCGTCGAATTGCAGCGTGTAACTGCCCTTCATAATAACGCCCTTTTCGCAACTTGGGAATTTTACGTTCTTGACGAACGCTGTGCCCTGGACGCTTCCGGCTCCTGGAAAAGTAATCGTTACGGAGATTCCCGCGTATGGCTCCGATGTTGGAATCATTGCAGTCGTGATCGGCACCGCAGCACCGAGCCAATTAAACTCAACCTCGATCTCTGGATTCTTTCGCAGGTCGCTTGGTCGCAATTGCTCATAGAGCGTGGTGCCCAAGTGCGTGATATCCAGAGCATCGACGGAGATATTGAAGTCTCCAATCCGAGTGATCTGAGTTGTCACCAAACCAGTACCGGAAATGGTCGCCCCCAACCCGGTATCTGCGACGGTCAAAGCTGCCATGTTTAAGGCTCCTTGTAATGCACCAAGAGGTCGAAACTAACCAAATACCGATGCTCTTGGTTGCCATCGGTTGGAGGATCTTGCATATACTCATCGCCGCTGTCGAAGTCGATACCGCAAAATGTATAGCCATCAACAACGCCGCGAAACGAATCAATTCCCGTCTCTCGAATTGCTCTGCTGATCGCACTTGCCGCCGTGCGAGTCAATGCGAAGCATTCGAGCGTTATTCGTGCATGGGCGGACTTGCCTAGCCCGCTTACCATGTGATCGCGTTGCGTCGAGATGACGTAGTAAATGACCGCTGGTAGCGTTGCCTTTTGTACAAGTACGTCTGGATACATACGTTGCCCTATAAGCGTTGATACGCTTGCGTAGGAGAGCAACTTTGTACGCAACGCTTCGCCAATGGCCGACATTACAGTTCCCCGCTAATGATGCCGATAGTTCGCGTTGCCGCTTCGCTAGATCCGCTGACAATGCGTAGCAACTTAACCCCTTCAAAGACATCTGGATTGAGTGCAATGTAACGACTAGCCCCTACGTTAACGCTGTACTGCGTGCCCTCGTTGTAGAGGTTGTAGAAGTTCGTTCCCTGATCGGCTGACGCTTGAAACGTAAACGCCGTGCCATTCAAAGCCGAGGGGGTGACAATCGCAAGCGGCACACGTCCGCCTTGCATCGTCAACGATGTTGAGGTCGTTCCGCTCGATGCGATGGTTACGGTGTCTGTGAGTGTAATGTTTCTAGCCAAGACGTAGCTCCTTTATCTCTTTTTGCAATCGGTCGAGAAATGCCGCTTCCGCCTGCGACCTCGTTTGGTCATACGCCCGAACTGGTGCCCGTTCGTTGTTTGGGAAGTTCGCCGTTTGTGCTTTCGTGCCCACGGTTGCATAGTATTGATTCCCGCGACGCGAAGTCCTCAAAACTTGCTGGCCGGGCTTGCCCCAAAGATATCGAGTGTACGACGTGCCTTTCTTGTACGGCATAACGAACTGCTGTTTGTTGCCCTTTGGATACTGGGCACCCACATAAACAACCACGCCGCTTTTGCCTACTTTGTGGCCGATGTGCTTGCGTGAGTCGTTGCTAAATGCCGGATTGTCTTTGTACTTTTTGCTCCATCGCTTCCGACTGCCGCTCTCTCTCGATGATCTCGATAGCGGCTCTGTTGCCCTTGCGATAGGCTTTGCAAACTCACCCAAGCATCGACCAAAAGGCCCGTTACGAAGCGTTAGCGGGATCGCTCCGATTGCCTTTATCAAGTCCATGTTGATTTCGATGCTGCTACCCATTACATCACCACCGAGCAAATAAGGTCGATGTACCTTCGCAAGCCATCGACTGGATTAATGTGCGTGATGCCGTAGTTTTCTCCGTCGTAAACCACTTGCATCTGCGTGTTGTATCCGCTTCGATACCTGACGCGAAAAACCGCCCTTGTCCCTGCTTCGAGTTGCCTACCTCGCATCGACTCGGTGCCGCCCGTTGGGTAATACTCGCAAGGCTCACCAACAACGTAATTAGACCACGATACAACCGGTTGACCTGATGCGTCTTGCGTCTCAGTCTTTTGCTGTATCGTGCATCGCTGGCGAAGTCGGCCAACGCGTAAATCTCTAGGTCGTCCGCTCATGGGTAACTGCTCCGCATGTAACGCCGAACTAACATCTCATACGGTCGCATCGTCTGTAATGCTTCGGACATAAGCATGTCGCGGTTCTCAAAGTAATGAGCCACCAGCAACTTGATAGCCGCCTTAGCCGCCTCTGGTACACTCTGCCCGTCTTGCGAGTAACCGCACTTGTACTGGATCGTCCAAGCGTCCCAACGCGATGCGGTCGCTGGTAGGCTTACTTGATAGGCAAGCCTGAACTGATCGACGTGCAATTGATACAAACTGCTCGATAGCGTCTGTAATGCGTTGTTGCCGTCGTAGTATTGGATCGAGGTTATCGAGTGAATTGGTGATCGCAATAACGTAAATCCATCGAAGAGCGAACCAACCCGCAATCGAAGCGTTTGGTAGCAAGTCACCGTGTCGGTATCATGCTCCCACTGCTCCCTAGCCGCCTGAATCAAGGCGGACAAGTGAACATCGTGCGTAGTGTCGCTACTTGCTATTTCGAGTTGTTTTTTTGCTTCGCTGAGTGTCACCGGCTCGGTCGTCGGCCCTGTCACTAGCTCTGGTATCAATCGCATTTGCGAGTCCTCTAGCAATCATCAACTCAGCCTGTCCGATAGGCACTGCCACCAGCCGATAGCCGGCTGGTAGCCCTTGCCAAAATTGATTAAGGATCAAATCCATCTGATTAGACCACTCGGCAAACGTCACCGTCAGCCGCACCCGTCGAGGTTGTCGGGGCAATCTTGCCACGAGACAGGACTGCAACGGCTGCGATGTAGCCACCGCTGGTTCCATCGCCAAAGGTTGCAACAACCTTCAGGAATGGCTCCTTACCGCGAAGGTCAACCTGGAAGACGCAAGTCTGCCCGTCATCGGTCGCACTTGGAAGAGCGAGAGTTGCACCCCCAAGACCAGAGCCACCGTTGAAGGTTGCTCCAGTTATGTCGGCATAACTTCCGCCGCTCGTCGATGAGGCTTGCAACTTCAATGCGGTCATCGCAATATCGGTTGCACCGAGTTGCACGATAATCGTCGCGTAGTCGTATCCCCTGGTATCAACAACATCGGCCGTAGCCGTGTTATTGTCAATCAATGCACCGGGTTTAATCGCGGTGACAAACTTGCATTGCTGTAGTGGATTCATAACGTCAATTCCTTTCGTTGAGTGGTTCAGTTAATTACGCTGCGGCCTTGACTTGCACAATCGGCCCTGCGTTGCTTGCATCTCCGATTTCGTGAACGTTGTAGTCCCAGCGAGTGATCGACCTGAAAGCGGTTTGGTCAAACTCCATGTAACGCGAAGAGTCAGCAACAACGCTCACTCCGCGTCGAAGTCCCAAGGTCGATGCCATCGACAAGTCACCGATGTACGCCAACTTGGTTCCTCCGCTGATCGTGCTTGGCATAACTTGCGTGAACTGCACCGGGTAGCCCATGAACTGCAAGACTGGCCCGCTTCCGAGGTCGACGTAGTTGTTGCCGCCGGCTGCAAGTTGCAAGCGAGCAAGGACATTCCAAAAGACCGCCTTGTGACAGAACCAGACCGGATTCATTCCGGCAAATTCAGGCAACTTGCCGACCGCTTCTTGGAAGACTGCGATAGTCAATCCTGCGGCTGTATTCTGGCCTGCCGCTGCGGTCGCAACGGATCCCGCTGCAAGTACGTTGGCTAGTCCATTGATGCCGCCGTATGCGGTGGTACCGTCACCGAGAAACGCGGCTTGATCCAGCTTGAGGGCATGGGCTTGAGCCATTTCCATCGCCAAATAATCAGCGATGGCGATAACCGCGTCTTCGTTGAGTTCGTTGCTGACGCGGGTCAAGGTAGCCCACTTGTGGGCGGTCAGCGAGACTTGCCCCAAAGATGGATCGCTAGCAGTGATTTCGCCCGCCTCACCCACTGCGTAGGCGGTAAGACCGCTGACGCGTCGAGGGATCGTCACGGTATCGCTGCCCATTGGGTAGGTACGAGCGAAACGCGAAGTAACGCCGTAGGTCTCCATCAGGGAGATAACCGACGTTTCAAACTCAGGCGGCACAAGTACGCCACCTCGCAAGTCGTCATTCTCGCCCATCGCGTTCAGGACGCCGTTATCTCGGCACCATTGGCGGGCTTGGGAGTTGCCGTTTAACGCACGGAAAAACTGACCGGCCTTAAACGCATCGCGTTCGGCGTCTGGCCCCTTGAAGGCTTTCAGCTTTCCGGTAGCCCGTGCGGTTGCAGGGATGCGGAATGCCGATGATTCAACGCTTCGAGTTTCGTTGACTTGTCGAACAGTGTTGCTAACCGCAGACTCGATGCGGATTGCTCGTTCGCGTTCCTTGCTCAAGTTCTCAATCTGACCGGCTTTGCCGTCAGTGCCGACGATTGCGTCGATCTCGGTTTGATCTTCTGCGGAGAGTTCACGCCCTTCGCTGGTCGCTACGTCCTGAATGGCCTTAACCCTGGCTTGCAAGGCTACGATCTCTTCGCCAATTTGCTTCGCGGTTTTCATACCGACTGCTCCCTTTGCTGTGTGGCAGTCGATAAACCAAGATAGCGGCATGACTGCCACGGTGTTACTTAAAACATTTCCCGTGTGTCACTGCCGCTAATTAGTTGCAGAGTGTAGGCACTTCTGGCCCACGCATTAAACCTAGCAAGTCGTTAACGCGTTGTCAAGCACTATCAATCCACCCGCAATCGCCACATTCATACTTTATTCCGATGCACGCGCCGCCAAAACGCGGAGGATCGTCGTACCACTTCGCCTCCCAAACTAACTTCTTGCAATCCTCGCACTCTTTCGAGGACTCCTCCCACGCTTCATCACTCCAATAATTAGGAGCATCGTCTGGATACGCACTTCGATTCTCATGGCTACTCACTTCAAGCCTCCAGCATACTGAGCCATCTTTGCTTTGAGTAAATTGACTCTTGCTTGGTCGAATGCGTTCGAGGTCTTTCGCTTCTTGTTGCCGCTCTCGACTCGACCCGTAGCAAAGCCTAATTCAATCGCCTTCTCGACTTCGTACCACGACTCGTTCGCCATCGCAGTTTCGATTTCGCTCTTCGATAATTTCGCGTATTGCGAATAGATATCGGCAAGGCTTGCGTCATACGACTCAAGAGCGTTAATTACCTTTGCCAGTTCTTCGCGGTTGCCGAATGCAAACCCCATCGCACGGTGGATCATGAGTCTTGACCCGTCCGCCATCAACCGCTTAGCACCGCCTAGGAAAATAATCGATGCCGCCGATGCCGCCAACGAATCGTTGATCGTTGTAACCTCGCCTTTGTGGGATCTAAGTGCGTTGTAGATGCCGATTCCCTCATCAGCCGCACCTCCTGGTGAGTTGATGCGGACGGTTACCGCATTTGAGCCAAAAGAGCGAAGAGCATCGACAACGCCACGCTGCGTAATCGGGTTTTCGTCCCATCCATCGCCAACTACGCCCGATAGCAGGATTTCATTTAGTTCCGCCTTGATTTCAATCATTTTCCACCCCTTTTCAGGTCAAAAACCCTGTTTTCCCACGTTTTTACCTCGTTTTCGACCGCTTTTTTGAGCGATTCGCCCCCGTTTTTAGCCGCTAATTCGGCCAGAATTAGCGTTGATTTCTCGCAATGGATGCGAGCTAGATCGCGGTCAAGGCCGATTGCTTCGATCTTATCCGCTAGTTTCGCTTGCCACTTAGGGTAATTCTTGCCAATCCAAGCCACAAATTGAGACTTACCGGATGCGTTGATCGCGTTGTTGCCCTCTGTTTTGATGAGGTCGCGAAGCATTTGCTCAACTGCCATCGCGTTTTGTGCGTCTTCGGTCGCGTCCTCTGCGTCGTCCTCTGGCGTGTCCTCGACTTCATCCACCGACTGCTCGCCGGTCGCTTCGGAAATGGCGGGATTGATAAACTCGTCACCGCCAACGTAGGGATTAAGATCCAGTTTTGCTCTGCATTCATTCGGGTTCATTATCCGCGACGCAATCGCCTTGCTGAATGATTCCATCGTGGTTCGCAAGTCCGTTCGATACAATGCCGCCGCATTGAACTTGAAGTAAACCTCGCCGGTTTGCTTTTCTTGCCGAGTTCGCAATTTCATATCGCACTGCTCCTCAAACTTGACTAGCCAGCGGTCGAGGGCTTGCATGTACGCAAGGTTCTTTTGTTCGAGCGAATTGTACGAGGTGCTTTCCCCGTCGCCTGGCATTCCTTCGAGTCCGAAGAGCATGCCGATATCTTGCCTAGTAAAGCGTTGCAGCTCGGCAAACTGTGCATCGTTGTTGGACATTGATACCGCGTTAGCCTTGACACCTTCGCGCAACAAGCCTGCTTTCGCTGAGTTCTCCGCTCCAGCTTCGACTTTGTTAAACGCGTCAATAAACTCTTTCGCGTCCTCTGCTTTGCGAAACGCTCCAGCAGGCGCTTCAAGGAAGAGTTTGCCCCTAAATCCGCGTCGCAATTGCGTGTTCGTAAACTTGGTTTGCTCTACACCCGTCGAAAACGTAATGTTCGCAATATCCAACAATCCGATTCCCTCAACGCCATCGTATGAGAATCCTGGCAAGTGTAAGACGTCGGCATCTGGGAAAATTAAGTATCCGTTCTTGTCCGTATCGAACCCGTCGAAGAGGTCTTTTTTGGTTTGGTCTTCCGGTTGCGTTACGTGCCACTTCTTGCCGTTGTAAATGATCGTCCAGGTGTTTTCAGGCAGCATCGGGATCAACTCAACCGGCCTGCCTGACTTGCGAATAATTGCCGCTCGACCGTTGCCACGCATCAAAGCATGCGACAACATCTGCTCCTTAAATGTCGTCGGGCTTTGCACCTTGTTGGGCTCCTCCCTTAACAGGATGTAGCCGGGATGCTCGGTATCGTTTACGGCTCCGTCACCCTCACGGCGTTTGACGTCGATAGGTAGCCGTCCAAAGTCACCCGTCAGTTTGTTATGGGCATACCATGCTGGCGGTACTCCGAGAGCTTCGCGTACGCCGACCCTTCGACCGTTGCTGAACTGGTCTTCACTCAAACCCATCCATTGCAATAATGCGGTCATCAGTGACATTCGGCATACTCCCTTTAAGTAACGTATAAACTACCAGAAGACCGCTCTTTTTGCAAACTTGCGATTCGATACGCCATTACCGCCGCAACGATAGGATCAATCTTGTCTTTGCTGTTCTTCTTGTCAAACATCCACCTATCTTGACGGTCTTTGCAGATAATTGCATTGTTGGCGCACCATCGAAGCAACCTGGAGTCCGAGAAGACTAGCCGCCCCTCTTGCATCAGTTGTATGAAGTCGCGAATAGCCTCGTTGAAGTTGGCTTGATTTTGTGCCATGCGAGCCGCTACCGCTCCAGTCTTTTCTAACTTCTCGCCTAGTTGCTGTCCGTTGTAAGGGTCATACGCTACGGTCTGAATCTCATACGCTTCTAGCTCTTCAATGAGCGATGCGGTCAAGTCCTCGATAGGATACTCGCATTTGTACAACTCTTCCGTGTGGACGAATTCAGCGAACGGCATTGCGGAGAGATCGCGTTTTGAGTCAGCCGCAATGAATGCCCGCGTTTTTATTTCGTAGCGGTAAACAGTTTTACCCTTGTCGTCGACGGCAACCGGGAAGCGTCCGCAAATCGCATACGCTGCGAGGTCGTCCCTTGACCCAAGGTCAACACCCGCTCCAAGTCCGTCAGCCTCACGCCAGTCAGAATGAACGCCAACGCATCGATCAAACGCCGCTAGATCAAAGGCTTTTTCAGTCGAAGAGACTACGCGATTGCCGTGATACCTCGTAAAACGATTCACGCCCAACGCCGTTGATTTGTCTTCGTTCCATCGCTGGCGAAGATAGTCCGCTTTGATCGAAACATTGAGATTCGGATTAGCCTTTTTCCAATTCGACTCGTCGGCTGGATCGTCCTTTTCATCGAGTTCGTAAATCAACGCGAAGAGCGATTCATCTTTGTGTATGCCGCTCACTACGTTCGTTGCGTACGTGTACTCATCAAGCCACAATAACGAGTCATCCGCACCGGCTGTTGTGATGATAAGATGCAATGGTTGCGAGCGTGATCCGCTGCCCGTTACCATCGTGTCGTAAAACTTGCGGTGGTACTCGCCCCAGGCGTGCAACTCATCCATCACAACGCAATGCGGATTCAGGCCGTCGAAGGGCTTTTCGCTCGATACCTTGCGGATGAAGGATAGATTGTGCCTGTAAGTGATCGTCTCGTTTTTTATGTCCGTGTACTTTTGCAATGGGTGAGACTGATCTACCATCCGTTCGCATTCGCTGTACACAACGTCCGCTTGCTCTTTTTTCGTCGCTGTCAAAAGTATCTGCCCGACCGCTTCCGGTTTGCGTGTCTTTGGGTCAATGTCAGCCATTGCTAAATAATGGCACAAACCAGCAATCATTGTGGACTTGCCATTCTTGCGAGCCATCGACCAGTAGACTTTTCTGAAGCGTCGAGAATTGTCGTCGTTTCGCTTCCATCCGAAGATATTCCACAAGCCGAACAACTGCCAATCTTCAAGGATGAGCGGATGCCCTGCAAACTCCCCTATACTGTGGCGCAACACCAACGGGAAGAAGTCGCAAACCGCGGTTGCGTGTCGTTCGTCGAAGTGATACGGAAAGTCTTGAGTGCTTTGATGCTCAAAGTCAAGTCGATAACGGCGTACGGCATCTTTCACACGGTCGCAGGCGATTATCTCGCCACTTTCAACCGCTTCGCAGTAGTCTTCGACTCGTTGTCGAACGCCGCTTGCTATCACCCCGTCGCCCTCTTTAGCCACTCCTCGAATACGTCCTCCTCTTCGGCTTGTGGTGCCCTCAATCGTGCCCTTGATGATGGAGTCAAGCCTAGTTCGGCCTCACGCTTTAAGCACCTGTCAGCGAACTTGTGGAACTGATTTGCTTCGGGCTTGGTGGATGTATTGCCCTTTTCATTCATCTCGCTAACGATGCCGCCCTTAATGTGGCTCCAAAGCGAAATCATCATCGAGTAGTCGAGACAATAACCCGCAATCAAGCCTTGATCCGTTGCATGCAGCAAACTCATTTCGCGTAACTGGTCGCACACCCAAAACCAACGCGATTTAGCAACGGGATCGGCCTCAACGTGTTCGGGAATCTTGGGGTCGGAGAGCTTTGGCTTAGGCTCTTCGTGGTTGCGTCGTTGCGGGTTTTTCGCAAAGGCTCCACTAGCGTCTTTGACGGCTGATGATAGTGGTTTTCGGCCTTTTACCATTTTTCAACCCTCCAAAATCCAAAACCGCCATTTTTGTGGAGCATTACGGAAGCC